TGTGATGCTTACGACGCTCGGAACCGCCATTCTGCGGCAGTCTATCAGGTGCCGGTGAACGCGACTACTCAGCCGCCCAGGGCTACACGAACCCCAGATCGCCGGCCAGGTTCAACGCCACCCGGCGGAGCACCCTGGTTCTGACGGCCGCCGGGTTCCCGAACTTCTGCTGCACGACCGGGGCGAAGAACGGGCGCGCCGGGATGCGGATCACGAGGACCGCGCCCACGCTGAACCCGCCCCGGCTCACACCGACCACCGACACCCTCGAGCCCACCCGGGAGCCACCCGCACCGCTCGGGCCGGGCGGCATCCCAGCCTTCGCGAGCATGGCGAAGAAGAACTGCTGCATCTTCCGGGTGACCGTGATGCGGATCGTGGCACCGTTCTCATGGACGAGCGCGATGCTCACCATCGACTTGCCGTCGCGGGTGCGGGCGTTGCGCGAGATCCCCACGAAGACCGCACCGCTCGACCGAATGATGCGGATGGAGTTCCGCATGTTCCCCGTGTCGATCAGCGCCTTCGACGAGGAGCTTCCGCGCTTGGCCTTGCGCAGCGCGATCGTCAGCCTGCTCAGGGGTCGGAACCGGCGGCCACCCGGCGCCTGCTGCCGGATGCCCTGGACGACGTCCCTGCGGAACTCCTGGGCCTCCTGGAGAACCGCACGGTCGACGGCGCGGTTCAGCCGGCGCCCACCGCGGAAGGAGTTGAGGATCCGCTGCGCCTTGCGCCAGTCGCCCTCGAGCGAGATGCGGTGTCGCATCACCACAACATCACCTCGCCGCGCTCAGGTCTCTGGGCTCGAACGTGCAGACCAGCAAGTTCCGGTGAGCGTTCTGCACCGCGAGCCCGAAGCTCCGTGGCATGGCCTCCACGCAGTAGAGCCCCGGCGGGGTCCGGATGGTCTGCACCAGATCCCCACCGGGCCAGCGCCGGATCGCCTGGAGCCGATCGGTGACCCGGATGAGCGCCTCCCCCGTGACCCCGTCCACGAGGCCCTCGAGCTCGAGGACCTGGAAGTGGAACACCAGGATGACCTGACCCGTGGGCGATCGACCCGTCGCCAGCATCTCGAGCTGCTCGAAGCTCTCGTCCTCGATCTGCGCCCGCGTGGTGATGACCGACTCCTCCCGCGGCTTGCTCGGTGGGGCCGTGGTCCCTGACGGCACCAGGGCCGGCTCCTTGAAGTCGTCGTCGTAGCCACTGGTGAGCGGGCCGGCACCGTCCGGGTCCGCGTTCGTGGCGGTCGTGTCGAGCTGGGCGATCTCGACCTGAAACGGGAAGATGAGCCGGCCACGGGGCATGCCGGCAGGGTAGCAGCCCACGACGGGTCGCGCGCGCGCCCAGGTGCCGCCCCGTCGCGCGCAGGGCGCCTCGGATGGCCTGGCGTAGCGCCAGCCCCCCTCGGGCGGCTTACAGGACCGATATGGCGCGTCTGGGCGGCGTGTCACTGGTGCCACAAAAAGTCGGCCCGGTCAGCGGGGGGGGGCTGACCGGGCCGGGGGGGGCTTGCGCTTGGAGTGAACCCGAGGCGTCCAGGCTACGCGGCCTCCCGCCCCAGGTCCAGCCTCCGCCACCGGCTGAGCACGTCGTCCAGCAGAGCGGCGCGCTCGCCCTCGTGGAGCGTCTCGTCCTCCCGGGCGGCGCGGAGCTCGTGCAAGAGCTCGACGCGCGGGCGGCACCCGACCGGGCATCGTCTGATGAGCTCCTGCTCGTTCGCCCGTGCGTCGACCAGACCACGTTGCCCCAGGCCACGGAGGAGCTCCGCGTCCGCACCGACGATCGGCGACTTGTGCCGGTAGCCCCGGCGGCACATCTCGGTGACCAGGGTGTCGTGCCGCCCGAGCGCACGGTGGACCTCGACCAGACCGTCGCGCAGGTAGCCGGCCAAGCTGGTGCCGGCGCGGATGCATCCGACCAGCATGTGGAGCTCCTTGTGCTCGCCGAGCAGGTGGTCCCGGCAGAGCATCCGTGGGTCGACCATCCACATCCTCACGAGACGACCTCCCCCGCCCTCGCGACATCGAGGCCCTCGTCACCAGGCACCGACCGCGCGCAGGCGGCGATGAGCATGGCGACGGTCACGTCAGTGCCGGTCACGCCCGACCACGGTCAGCACGGGCGCGCCGTCCAGCAGCGCGATTTCGTCGACCTCGGGGTGGCGGACGCGCTCGGCCGCGAGCGCGTCCGCGTGGATCCGCTGGTCGAGCTCGAGCTCGCGGAGCTGGCGGCGCAGGTGCGCGATGCGGTTCTGGATCGCCTCGTGCCGCGCCAGCATCGCTCGGCGGCGCTGGGTCGGCGTGGGTTCGGTGCGGCGGGCCTTCCTTGCCATGGGTTCCTCCTTCGTGGGTTGCTGACTCCTCAAGCCCCGGGGGCGCGTTTCCACCCGGGGCCGAACGAAGTGTCCCGTCGGGGACCGAACGCGGTCAAGCCGCAGCGAAGGCGCCGTCGGTCTTGGTCAGCTCGCCGACCTTCACCAGCTTGCCGGCGTAGCGCCGGACCGCACACTCGCTCTTGCCGCTGTACTCGACCAACTCCGCGATGGTCTTCGGCCCGGTCGCGCACGCCTCCATGACCAGAGCGGCGGTGGTTCCCTCTCGCGGGGTGGCCTGGCTCGTCCCCTGCGCGTCGCTGGCGGGCACCGGGGTGCTCGGGGTGGCCTCCGCCTTCGCGGCCTTGGCGGCGGCCTTGGCGGCGCGCTTGGCGGCGCGGGCAGCCTTGCGCTCGGCCTTGGCCTTGGCCTCCGCCAGGTGCGCCTCCGTCTCCTCGACCGTGTAGACGGTGCATCGGGTGAGGGTGGTCTCGAGGACGCCCTTGTACTCACCGTGCTTCTTGACCGTGCCCCGGAGCCCGACCCGCTTGCCGTGCTCGAGGTCGGCACCCGAGCTCCACCACTTGAAGAGGTTGCCCTCGTCGTCGGTGAAGGTGACCAGCGTGGTGCCGCCCCAGTCGTTGGCGAAGAACCGGCAGGACTCGACGGTGGCGACGAACTCGATGCGCTCCTTCACCGCGCCGACGTGGCGCGAGTTCTCGCCGAGCCTGGCGTTGCGCTTCGCCTCGGTGACCCTGTCGACGTGGCGCTCGTAGCAGCGCAGGAGCGACGCGGCGAGGCCGGCGGTGCGGCTGCTGACCACCCCGCGCGAGGTCGCGGCGCGCAGGTTGAAGATGTAGTCGCTGAGCTCGCCCGCGTTCTTGTCCTCCCAGAGCTCAGTCCGCCAGGCGAAGGCGTCGCGCGCCCACTCCTTGTCGAGGTCGCTCACACCCGCCCAGAACTTCCGCTGCGCGTCGCGCTGCTCCGTGGTGAAGGGGGGCATGTGCATCGACCAGGCGATGTCCGAGGTCGACTCCCAGCCCATGTCCCGCGCGCGACCGCGGCTGACCCAGCCGTCCTCGCGCATCGAAGCGCGGCAGGCCGTCAGGAACGACTCGAGCCCGACCGTCTCGATGCGACCCGTGGGCGAGCCCCAGGAGTCGGGGTCGCCATAGCGCGCCTCGAAGGTGTGCAGGTACTCGAAGAACCGGATGGCCGCCTTCGGGTCGTTGCCGAGGAAGTCGCGCAGGCAGTTGCGCCCGACCTGCATGATCCGGCCGTCGTCGTGCTGGACCATGAAGGTCTCCTTGCGGTGCCGCCGGCTCTGGCAGTGGTCGCACGTGGTCGCGTCGTGCGCATCGCTGCGCACGTGGTCGGGCACCGCGTACCCGGGAGCCATGCGGACCATGTAGCCCTCGACCGCGGGGTCGGAGAAGTCGAGGACCCCGATGAAGGTCCAGCCGTCCAGGCGGGGCGCGGGGCCGTCGAGGCGCATCACGTTCCAGCGGCGGTGCCCGACGACCCGGGTGATCCCCAGGCCGTCCGTCGCGGTGATCTCCTGGAGCCAGTAGAAGCACACCGCGACGACGAACTCGGCCAGCCCCAGCTTGCGCGCCTTGCGGTTCAGGCGCGCGAGCTCCTTGTCGAGCTGCTCGAGGTTCTCGTCCGGCACCGCGAAGGTGCGACGCTCGTGCCCGTGCGCCTCGGCCGTCGCCTTGATGTAGTCGAAGTGAGCGCGCTCGAGCTCGGGGGCGCTCTCGGTGTCGGTGATGATCTGCGGGGTCTTGGTCATGGTCTGTCTCCGGTTGCTGTGTCGCGTGGTAGTAACCTCACGCCGTCCACCCGGAGAGTCAAACTTTATTTTTGCCCCGCCCGAAACTTTGGTCGTCGGATGGAGTCGGCCGACCTACACCGACCGCATGGTCGGGGGCCGACGGAAGCCCATGAGGATCGTGTCGATCTCGGGGTCACCGGTGAACCGACCGACCCCGCGCCGGCCCAACGTGGTCCCGCTTGCCGCGGCCCACTTGATCGTCTGGTCCCTGGTCTTCAGCTCGGTGATGCGCCAGGCGTTCTGATACGTGCTCACGCCGTCCAGGTCGGCGAGCTTTGCGATGTTGCGGATCGTGAGGAGCTTGCACGCCCAGCAGATCATGAGCGGCACGCGCCCCTCGCTCGACCCGTCGTGCTCGCGATAACCGAACAGCCCGTCGATGCGGATGTTCTGCTGGCCCTCGGGGAACTTCTTGAGCCCGATCTTGAACAGCAGGTCGTCATCGAGGGGCTGGCGGATCTCGATGCGCGGGTTGTCCGCGTCGTTCGGGTACCGGAGGTTCTCCGAGATGTGCCGGTTGTAGACGATGATGTCGGAGCTCAGAAACGCGACGTCGTCGATGAACACGTCGCTGATGGCGACGATCGGCTGCTCCAGATGCATGGACGGCTGACCGCTGCCGTCGAGAGTGAAGCTCAGGGTGCGGTTGTCGAAGAAGCGGCCGGTGAACTGGTCGATCATCCGGCTCGCGAGCGCGATGCGTTCCTGGAGGAAGGCGTCGTCCGCCATCGCCACCGTGACGCCCTCCGCGCGCAGATCGGCGATCGAGCAGTAGCCCTCGCCGAACGACGCCGTGACCGACGCCAGGACCTCGAACTCCTCCTTCGCCGTCTGCTCGTTGGACGTCGCGGTGAGCTTGAAGAACCACCGGATCTCGTGCGTGCCGATTGGTTCCGAGATCGGCACCGTCCACTTCGCGACGTAGCGGCCCGTCGAGATCTTGTCGCCGGTCGGACAGAGCGTGGTGACGTCTACCGGCTCGCGATCACCTGGGGTCGCGGGGAACACCTGCACCGGGGTCCCCGGGGTGGTCACCTTCTCGAAGATCTGGAACTCGAGGACCTCGACGTCGGTCAGCACCCCCGACACGGCGGTGAAGATGTCCAGGACCGGGTTCGTGCAGTCGGAGCTCTGTTCGCGGGCAAGGGCGGGCATCAGCAGTCCTCGATGAAGAAGGCCTGGACGACCGGGAACGAAACGCCGGGCGTCGCCTCCTCGTACTGTACCTGCAACGTGTCCGAGCCGAAGGGCGGGTCGGGGCAGGTCCAAAGGAAGCTCGTGTTCGCCGGCCCGACCTCCTCGAAGTCACCGTCGCCCGCGCCGGGTGCGCTGGCCCGCTTGAGCCGCACCCCGTTGAGGTGGACCTCGAGCGTTCCCGTGGCGTAGCTGCCCGTCAGCGTGAAGGTCGTCGCGGCGCCGTCCACCTGGCCCGTGATGTCCTCGGTGACGGTCGCCATCTCAGAACACCGCCTGCGCGTCCGCGCGCCCCTGGGCCATGAGGTCGGCGCTCTGGTCGGGCTCGAACTTGGCGGCGTCCCCCGGCAGCGGTTGTGCCGGGCGCACGACCCGCATCGTCACGATGCGCTTGCCGACCCCCTTGGGATGGCGCGCCTCGACGGCCGCGTTGTAGAGCTCCACGCGGTCGAGGTCCGCCTCGACGATCTCGCGGAACATGACGTCGAAGACGCGGAGCCCAGTGTTCCAGACCCGGTCGGGCTCGGGCTCCCAGGGTTTGAGGTTCGGGCTCTGGCACAGCACCAGGTCCACCTCGGTCGCCCCGAGCCGGATCGCCTGGCGGATCGGGCTCACGTCTCGGATGCCCCCGTCGTAGAGGACCTGCCCGGTCGGCGTGCGGATGTTCGGGTGCAGGATCGGAGTCGCGCTACTGCCGAGCATCCCACGGACGAGCTGGGGCTTCGGCATGTCCTCGCCGTAGCACCGGAACTCCCCGGAGCAGATGTCGACGGCGACCGCCCGGTAGACGCGCCCGGACGCGCGCATCCGGTCCACGTCCAGGAGCTCGTTCAGCAGTCGCTCGAGGGGCTCGAATCCGTGCGTGCTGGGCTGCCACAGCAGCGACGCCGGCTGGAGGAACCGCGCGTCCATCACCTGCTCGGTGCGCAGGTCCGACCATAGCTCGGTCAGCATCGCGACCGCGTCGGCTTCTTGGCCGAGCGGGGCCATCGCGACGGCTGCACCGTTGATGCACCCGACGCTCACGCCGGTGATGATCTGGTGCCGTCGACCCAGGTTGCCGAGGAGGTGCTGGAGCGCGCCCACCTGGTACGCGCCCAGCCCCCCTCCACCGCTGAGCACGAGCGCCCGCATCACTCGTCCACGCTGACGGCGTAGAAGGTCGCGCTCGCGTGGCCGCCGCCGAACCCGGCACCGGCAACCGCGCTGTCCGCTTCCACCTTGTCGATCACGATCTGGCCGGACCCGTTGTAGTCGACATGGCCGAGGTAGAGCAGCATGCGCACCCCGAGCGACGACGGGAGATCCTTCACCGCGTTGTAGACGAGCGGGGCGTGCTCGAGCTGCTGGCCGCTCGTCCCGCGCCACGCGGGCGAGCCGCCGACGGGACCCTGCTTCGGGAACGAACCCCGTGCCTCCAGCAGGATCGCCCAGAAGCTCTGATAGAAGGTGCGCTCGTAGACGACCCAGCCGCCCTGCCCGTCCGGCACCTGCACCTCTTGGACGATCTCGCAGTTGAAGTCCGCGTCGGCCGACCACTGCACCTCGGCCATCTCGATCTCGATGCGCTTGCCGGCCTTGGGTGCGAGGACGAGCGCGCTGCCCTCCGCGTAGTGGAAGGTGGCTTGCGGTGTCTGGGCCGGAGCGGACTGGAACGTCACCACGCCGTTGAGATGGTCGATGACGTAGTCACCGCCCAGCGACCAGTCCGACGCGCGTCGCGGACGAGGTTCCTGCACCACACCACCGACCCGCACCTGCGGGAGGTAGCCCCACTGGTCGCCGACCGCCGCCTTGCCCTCCTCTACGACGCGCAGGGCGTGGTGGAGCTTCGGGTGCAGAGGGTTGATCCAGTTCTTCTTCGAGCTCACCCAGGTCACACCGTCGGCCGACGGGTTGGTCAGAACCTCCACGACGCGCACCGACTCCGAATACCACGTGGTCGGGTCCGAGAAGTCGTGGGTCGCCTGGATGAACTCGCTGCCCTTACGGCCCACGACCTGGACCCGGTTCTCCTGGCCGTCGAGCACGACCTTCGGGATGCCGTTCGAGCTGACCGGGTTCGGTAGCGCGACGCCCGAGTGGGCGGCGACCACGGCGTCGAGCACCGACTGCTCCGCTCCCGAGAGCGCCGCCTTGAACGCGACGGTGACGTCGTCGGCGCTGACGGTGATCCCGTCGAGCGCCACCGCGATCGTGGACTGGCGGACCTCCAGTGTCAGGCGGTCGACCGCCACAGCGTTGGCCGGGAAGTCGCCGGTGACGGAGTAGTTGTAATCGACCATCTAGGACACCCTCCAGATCGTGATGCGGGCGTTCTTGATGAAGACGGTCCCGCCGAGGCTTCGGTACCGGATGATGAACGTCCGCGCTCCCGAGAACGTGACTTGCTTGAACCCGCTCTCGGTCTGGAACTTGTCGGTCCCTCGGTGCTCGGGTTGCGCCTGGTCCAACGCGGTGCCGCCGGTGGAGTCCCAAAGCTGGACTTCCATCTCGTTGTAGTTGTTCGCGCACTTGCAGCACCACGAGACGAGGTAGGTCCCCGACGGCAGGCCGCTTACCGTGAGCGTCGCCTTCGTCTGGAAGCTGCCCGAGCTGGTCGACACCTCCGCATCAGACTCGACGTAGTCGTACTCGGTGCCGAAGACGAGCGCGTCGAGCTTCGCCTTGTCCGCGGCGCTTAGGAAACCGGCGGCGCTGGGCGTGGCCGCCGAGTGCAGCGTTCCGCCGCCCTGGTTGCCGTGGCTGTGGACGTGGTCGGAGCGTGCGAGCGACGCCGAGGACCCTTCCTGATTCGAGCTACCAACCGCTGCCGGCGTAGCCGTGTCGATGTCGTGCTTGTGGTCGGAACGGGCTGCCTGCGAAGAGACCCCAGCGTTCGCCGTGGCCTTCGTGACGTTGGTCGGCGCCGACGCGGTCAGCGGTGTGGCCGTCGCGTTCGGTGCGACCCCGTCGATCTTCGACTTGTCCGACGACGACATGAACCCGTTATCGGACGGCGTCGCGACCGCGTGGTGAGTCGGCTCGCTCTGCGTACCATGGCTGTGAACGTGATCGGAGCGCGCAAGCGAGTTTGCCGACCCGGCGGCGTTGGACGTCCCGACAGCAGACGGAGCCGCGACGGGGACCTGATGCTTGTGATCGGCGCGCGCTGCATCACCAGACGACCCGACGTTCGGAGCGGTCGGAGTGGCGTCCTCTGGGGCAGACCCGGTCAGGGTGACCGACGCCCCAGCAAACGGCGCCCAGACGACCGATGGAGTGATCTGGACGATGTAGAAGAGGAGGTCGGTGTCCTGATCCCGAGCCACCTTCAACAGGTCGTCCGGATCAACGAACCCGGTGGCGGCGAGGCGCGTCGCAGCATCGGCGTACTCGAACGCGACGGGTGTATGAATCCCATCGACTGGCCTCTGCTTGCTGTGCGCTCCGCCCATCTCAGCCCCTGTAGATCAGTTCGCCGTCATCGTTCGTGAGGAAGTCTAGTGGCACCACCTGCTCGAACGACGTGCCGTCTTCGGAGTACAGGATGACGCACGGCTCAGTCGGTGTCGGGAGCGCACCCGATGTCAGACTCCTCACCTGCCCGCCCAGGAAAACGACGAGGTCGTTCCCGACACGGCGCGCCATCCCCTCTTCGTTGGGACTCCCCGCCGCCGTCTGGTCCTCGTAGAAGAGGTCTCTGACGCGCTCGTCGCGGGCGGACACCTAACCCTTCCCGGCCGACTTCGCGCGCTTCTTCGTGGTCTTCTTGGCCGCCTTCTTGGCCGTCTTCTTCTTGCGCGCGGCCTTGCGCCGACCGTCGAGCTTGGAGCTCCCCGGGCGCTCACCAGGGCGCCGCTGTCGCCCGCGGGGACCGTCGGAGGTGTCTTCGTCCCCCGAGTCATCGGCGGCTTCCTGGGCCGCCTCCAGCTCCGAGAGCTCGAGCTGCTTCGTTCGGACCACCGCGGACGTGTGATGGCGCTGCACGAGCTCGAGCGCCGAGCGCGCCGCCGCCACCTTCCCGCTGGCGACCAGCATCGCGCTGTCCGACTTGTTCGCGAGGTTCAGCAGCGCCTCGATGGCGCGCGTCACGTAGAGCTTGGCGTAGCGCGCCGCGACGAGCTCCGGATCGGTCTCCTTGAGCTCCTCGGCGAGCTTGCCCTGCTCCCGGTCCTTGTCGATATGCTCGTGCAGCTTCCGCAGGGCCTCGGACGCTCCACGGAGCGCCTGGCGGCCACCCCTGGCCTGCTCGACCTCCGCCTGTGCCTTCTCGAGGTGCGCGTCGAAGCTCTCGCCGAGCTCCCCCGTGACGCGCGCCTTCACGGAGAAGTCCGACCGCGACGACAGCTTGGTCGCCGCGGCCGCCTTCTTGGTGCCCGCGGACCCGGGCTCGGTGTGTTCGCTCATGCTTCCCTCATGAGCCAGCGCCGAGGGGCTACTGGCCGTTGACGATCACCGTGAGCTGGTCGGGCTTGGAGCCCGTGCCCTTGAGCTGGAACTGGAAGGCCAGATCGCCGTCCGCCGGCGTGCCGCCGGGGTAGACGTCCTCGCCGCCGCCATCGTTCGCCGCGTTCCGCAGCAGCTCGCCGTTGAGGTAGACCTCGACGTCGTCCACGAAGGTGACCTGGTCGAACGGGGCGAGGTCGACGTCCGTGTTGCTGTGCGGGGTGCCCGGGCCGTTGACGTCGGTGTCGGCGGAGACGTTCGCCGTGAGCACCGCCTGGACCTTCGTGCGCTGATCGTTCGCGAACGCCTGGTTGATGGCGTTGAGCAGCGACACCTCGCCGAAGTTCGTCTCGAAGGTGTCCCACTCGGTCGGCGTGTCCGAGAGCTTGATGCCGTCGGTCTGCGCCCAGGTCGACGTCGCCTGGTTCACGTCGTCGAGGAACAGCTCGGCCGCCGCGAGGAGCCGCAGGTCGCCCGCGGTGGACTCGATGACGCCGTCGTTCTCCCCGACATCGATCGGCCGGGTCTTGCCCGTCGCGACGCTGATGCCGGCGTCGAAGTCGACGTCGGGAGCGTCCACGTCGAAGACGTCGGTCGCTGCCGAGATCTCGACCTCGCTGGTGCCCCCGGCGCTGCCCTCGACGATGCGGAAGAGGATGGCCTCCAGGTCGTCCCGGATCTGCCACTCGAGCCCCGCTCCCTCGAGGTCGAGAACCGCGTTCGTGGTCTGGTCGACCGGGGTCGCGCCCTGGTTATCGTAGGCGACCTGACGAGTGACCGTGGCGCTGCTCGGCACGTCGACCTTGGAGTCGTTGAGCAGGTCCGCCTCGTTGAGGTCCTCGAACGCGATGCGCTCGGTGAACGTCAGGTTGACGGTCTGGTTCTCGATGTCGCTGACCGGCACAGCCTCGAGGTCGTCGCCCGTCGCGTTGAGACGCACGAACGACACCTGGAGCCGGTTCGGGGTGGTAGCGGTGGCGGTGTGGCCGTCGGCCGCGTTCTCGCTCTGGAGCAGCGCGTAGATCGTCCGGCTGGAGCTGGCGAGCTCGTCACGGCTGGAGCCGTCGACCACCCGCACGAGGTTGTCGGGACCGATGGCGGTCGGACCACCGACCTCGTCGAGAGCGTGGTTGCCGAAGGTGCCGCCGTGCGCCGCCGCCACCGTGCCGCGGGTCTGCACGGCACCGACCGCGATGGTCGTGTTCGCCGGGAGCTCGCCGCCGCCGAGGATCGCGAAGTTGTCGCCCGCGCCGACCGTGATGTCCACGAGCTGCACGTCGCGACGCAGGAACCGCTTCCGAGCCAGGACGTGCAGGTCCAGGTTCAGATCGTCGACGCCGCGCTGGGCCTCACCCTCGCCGGTGAACGTGCCGGGCGTTGCGAGATCGTCGTACCAGTTGCCGGCCTGCACATCCTTGAGCAGCGAGAGAATGCTGCGGAGGTTGTTGAGGTCATCGGCGATCGTGGACGCCCCGGACTCCATTGTGGCGCCGGGTGTGACCCCGTCGTTGAAGCCGATGATCGAGTCCTGGGTCGACCCGACCTGAGCGTCCTGTCGGATGAACGTGCGTCCCATCGTGTGCCTTCTCTCTTCCCCTCGGAGTAGCGGTTGCCGCTCTGAATGTACCCGGTGAGCCGCGCGGCGTCATCCGAGCGCGCATGGCGCCAGGTTGCCGCCTGCGCGCCTACAGGAACGGCCCGAGGGCTAGTGCCTCCCGGGCCGTTCTCGCGCGACAGGGGCGAACCTGGCGCGCGCGGGGCGGTGTGAAGGCGTAGCTGCCTACTCGTCCCCGTAGATCTCGGCGGTCAGCCGATCCTTCATCTCGCTCAGCTTGGCGTCGGGGTCGAGTTCGATCCCGTAGTCCTCGCCGAGCGCGACCGCGTCCTTCTTCGTGCGAAGGCCGTCGATGTCGGGTCCGGTGTCCGCGTCGGGATCGGGACCGTCCGCCACGTCGGCATCGAGGTCCTCGTCCCCGTCGTCGACTCCGACGTCCGAGGTCGCCTTGGAGATGCCCTCGCCCGCGCCGAGCTCGTCCGCCTCGAGCCCCTCGAAGGAGCTCTTGGTCGGGCCGGTCTTGGGCGACGAGCTCACCTGCGGGCCGCCGACGAGTCCCTGGAGCGCCGCGATGGCGTCACCCCCGAGCTGACCGGCCATCGCCGCCGCGAGCTCCTTGCGAGTCGTCTCCCGCCACTCCTTCTCCGTGAGGACCTGGAAGTAGGGGATGCCGCGCGCCTGCATGAGCGGCCGGACCATCTGGAGGCTCCGGTCGTTCATCCGGTACCAGCGCCCGGCCATGAACGTCTGCCCCGAGATCGTGAGACGCTTGCACTTGCCCCCCTCGCTCTCCGGCATCAGTCGTGTGTACATCGTCGTCATCGTGCGTCCCTTCTACCGCAAGGCGGCTGCTTCCCCCAGGGGTTTCCCGGTCAGCCCTTGATGGTCAGGAGCGCGACCGGGGTGAGGCTCGACTCGTAGTCGGTGTCGGTGACGCCCGCGTCCGCGTCGAGCTTGGCGAGCGTCGCGATGAGCTGCGTGCGCAGCTCGGTCAGGTCGTCCGCGACGTCGCGGAGCGCGCCCGCGAGGTTCGGCTCGCCGTGGGTCGGTTGGAGCCCGACGCCGCCGGCGAACGAGGTCTCGGTGATGGTTGCCATGTCGGTCTCCCGCTTGGGTCAGAGGTTGAGATGGTGCGGGCACCCCAAGGGGGGGGCACCCGGCGCCGCCACGATCACTCGTGGACGGCGCTGAGCTCCACCGTCGTGTGGCCGCTGACGTCGGTCGCACCGGCGACCTCCGACCCCGGCGAACCGTTGTTGTCGGCGAAGACCTGGACGGTCTTGGTCGCGCTGATCTTGAGCCAGCGCAGCGCCGCGCCGTCGTAGTCGGGCACGAACGGCGAGTGGACGATCGACGCCCCGTCGGGGAGGTCGTCCGAGATGTCGTAGCCCCCGGCGGGGTACGAGTTGTCGAGGGTGACGTCGACCACGGCGACACGGAGCGGGGCGCTCGGCTGGCCGTTGGAGTTCGACGTGCTGTTGACGGTGATTGCCATGAGATTCCTCCTGGGGTCTGAGCCTCTGGGTTCTGGTCCTGGTTAGGGTCCGGTGCCGAAGCGGCTCAGACCGCCCGGATGCCCGTGGTCTTCACGACCGCCGGCTCGTGCGCGAACTTGAAGTCCACGCGGGCCGTCGCGACGATGATGAACACGCCCGCGCTGACGTCGCGGTCGGTGTCGATGCGGATGCTCCGCCAGACCCCGAACAGCATGTTCGTCGGGTCGGTGAACAGCATGTCCGTCTCGTTGCTCCCGCCGCCCAGGTCGGTCGGGAAGACCGGAACCTCGAGCACGGGGATGCCGTTGAACGGACGGGTCTCGGGCTGCACGACGTGCTCGTCACCGAGCCCGGTCGCACGGTCACCGATCGACTCGTGGTAGTCGATCGCCGCCTCGTCCGCCGTCATGAAGCGGAGGCTCCGCTTGTCGCGGCGGAACTCGCTGGGCATCGTCTTGAGCGTGTCCTTGAGCACGGGACGCGCCAGGGTCGCCCCGCCCGCGAGGACCGTGTTCGTGACCGCCTGGACCCGGAGGCCGTCGAGGGTCTTGAGCAGGTCGTCGGCGGACGTGACGTCGCCGTTGAACGCGAGGTCCTCCAGGTCGAGCGAGATCCGCTCCGCCATCGTCTGGCGAACCGTGCTCTCGAAGTTGCCCCGCTCGATGGAGTCCTCGAGCGCCTCGAAGCTGATGCGCGTCTCGGCCTTCACGAGCTGGGCGTCGAGCTCGACCTTGGAGGTGTCCGGGGTCGTCCGCTGCGCGGTCGGCAGCGCGACGGCCTCGGTGCCCTTGCGGAGCGCGCGGGACCCGTAACGGATCTTCTCCCGCAGCTCCTTCGGGCTGTTCATGTCGACGCGCGTCATCAGCGGCAAGATGACCGACTGGTCGATCGCGAGCTGGATGAAACGATCCGCCTGTGCGGGCTCGAGCAGGCCACCCGGAGCGAGGTTGGCCAGCAGGAAGTCCGCCTTCTGAATCAGGGTTCGGTTGTCCTTCATGGCTGTCTCCTGAGAGAGGGTTTTCGGGGTGTTCCTGTGGCCCTCGTTACATGATCCAGGGACCACCGCGCCGCTTGCGCGGCTGGTGATCCCCGTTCCCGTTGGTGCCCTCGGGGGGCTCCGGGCTCGATGCCGGCGGCGCGGGCCGCTCGGCGAGCTTCGCGACCTGCGTCTGGAGCGCGTCGAGGCGCTTCATCACGTCGCCGATGACCTCGTCGTCCTGCGCGCCGCCGGGCGTGTCGTCGTCGGGGCCGGTGCCGACGTTGCCGAGGTCGCCGCCCTCACCCTCGTTCGGGTTGCGCGGCTGGCCCGCCACGGCGCGCTTCTTCTGGTTCTTCTTGTCGCTCGGCTCGACCTCGTCGAGGAGCGCCATGATCTGCTGGAAGCCGCCCTGGAGGGTCTTGAGCGCCTCCTTGAGCTTCTTGCGCCGAGCGGCGCTCATCTTTGCCCCGCGCTTGCCGATCTCGGCGTACGCCTCGGAGATCGTCGCGACGTTCTTCATGAGGCCGTCGTCACCCTCGGGCTGACCGTCACCGCCGCCGGAGGTCTTGTCCTCCATGTCGCCACCCTCGGTGGCGTCCGCGTCGCCGTCGCCGTCACCCGCGTCACCACCGGCGAGCTCCATGAGTCGCTCGGCGAGCTGGACCATCGTGGTCATCATGTCCTCGGGCATGTCGGCGCCCTCTTCGAGCTGCGCCGCCATCTGCGCCATGACCATCGCGACCTCGGCGACCTCCTGGAGGGCCATCGCGAGGGCCTGGTTCTTCGCGACCGGCTTGACCAGCGCGAGCGCCGCCTTCGCGATCCCACCGAGCGCACCGGCGTCGACCGTCTCCGACTTGGAGAGCGTGAACGCCACGTCGCTGAGCGCACGGAGCGCCTTGGCGTGGTCGCTCAGGCCGTCGGGCTGCGGCGTCCGGTACTTGACCAGGGAGCCGCGGAGTGTCTCGCTCGCGGTGAGCATACCGAGCGCGAGCTCGGACGGGAGGGCGTAGTCGTCGCCGGGGGCGTCGTCGCTCTCCGTCGCGGCCTTCACCAGCTCGGTGACGGCCACCATCTTCTCGAGGTTCTGGGTCAGGACCCCGAGCAGCTCGTCCTTCACGCCCTTGGCGAGCACGAGCTCGGGCTCGCTCCCGTCGGCGTTCGGCTGCGGCTGGTCGCCCTGGCCCTGCGGGTTCGTCTCACCGGGCATGTCGCCTCCTGCGTTCTTCACCATAATGAATCGCCGCGTGTTCGCGGCACGGTCCACCACCGACACCTCTTCGACGAGGATGTCTCGCAGACGGAACTTCGCTTCCTCCGGGGAGAGCCCCATCGTTACGAGCGCCCGCTCGAGAGCGTCTGTTTCAGTCGTGGACATGGTTACGGCGAGAAATATAGCGGATCTCATCCATCTGGCGATAGGGGCTCACGAACAGCGGTACCACCGATGGAGAAGCCCGTGAAATCGCCACGCTTCACAGCCTGCCAGAGATCGTCGTCTTTTACCCGCACCGCCAGGAACCACGTGCCGACGGGGAACGTCTCGCCGCCGTGCTCCTCCTCGACCTTGCTGACGTACGACTCGAGCACGACCAGACCGTCGACGGCCTCGCCCGAGTGCATGATCTTCATGCCGCCGCCGAAGAACTCGAGGAAGGAGTGCGCCGCGTCGCGCACGGTCGCCTCGTCGTAGATGTCGCCCTGCGCGTCGACCTCGTTCGGGACCAGGACCACGCCGAAGACGAACCGCTCCTCCTGGCCGAGCGCGTCCTTCTGGATCTGCGCCGAGCGGTTGATGAGGCGCACCGAGCGCGATCGCTTCTCGGCCTGCTCCAGGCGCAGTACCTCGGCGAAGATGACGTCGTCCTCGTCGAGCGGCTCCGTCGTCGTCAGGTCGTAGACCTTCTCGGTCACGCGCCGGAACTCGCCGTGCTCGTCCAAGGCGACGTTGCCACCGTGGATCCACCTGGCGTCGGCGAGCGCGTCGCGCACGCGCGCCGCCTCCGTGCCGCTGTCAGTCTCCCAGAACCGCAGGTCGGGGGGTACGACCGCTGCCAGGCTGGCGGGGAGCAGAGGGGCACCTGGCGCCACCGTGGGGCCGTCCTTCTCCAGCACCGCCGGCACGAGCTCCTCGAAGCGACCGCGCCACTGGTTGCCGCCCTCGGGACCGAACCGCTGGTCGTCGCCCAGGCGCTTGAAGACCAGGCGGCCGGCGAACCGCGGGTCCTGGCTGACGAACAGCTCCACCGTGTCCGCGGTGCAGACCCCGAGCTCCACGCTCGGTCGGGCGGCGTCGATCACGAGGTCGCCGTCGACCACCTCCTCGAGGGAACCACCCTTCTCCACGCGAGGGATCGCGTAGACGCGCGACGGTGCCACGAGAGGTCGGTTGAAGTCGGAGCCCAGGACGTCGAACGTCTTGGCGATCTCGCGCGCCGTCTCCACGTCCGTGGCGCGCGCGCCGTCCTTGCCGAGCGCCATGCGCCAGCTCAGCACGTCGTCGCCGATCGCGATCCGAAGATCGCCGTGCAACGTCCCCCTCTCGAAGCGGTACTGCATGCGGGCGTCGAGCCGACCCTGCGCGGTCTTCACGAGCTCCATGAGCCCGTCGTCATCGATCGGCTTGGGCTCCACCGTGGCGCGCTCGGTGGTCGGGGTCAGGTGGAGCTCGAACAGCTTCACGTGAGGCTGGTGAACACCGGTCGGGGCGCGCCGGAACTTCACCGACTTCACCACCCGCTTCGGCAACGCGCGCCGGACGTGGAACTTCACGACGTCGAACAGCTCCAGGTCGACCGGCCCGGTGACCACGATCTCGAACGGTGCGTCGTGCGTCCCCTTGCCGACGAGGTAGACCGCCGGCAGCGCGCGGCCCCGCAGCACCTCGGATAAGCGCGACACGATCGCGTCGCGCTTCACCGTCTTCTCCTCGTCCTGGTCGCGGCGCGACGACAGGCGCTCTCGGGCGGCACGGGTGAGCTCGTCGTCGCGCCGGTACGCCTTGCCCCGCCGCTCGTACTCCCGCATGACCACGGCGCATGCCCGGACGATCTGGTCGCGGCTGATCCCCTTCTCCTCGGCGCGACCGAAGACCGAGTGCAGCTCCGCGTCGAGCGCGTCGAGCTGCGTGTCGCTGAGCTCGCGGAGCTTGCCCTGCTCCGGGGCGGAGATGAAGTCGGTCGCGGACTTGTCCACCGCCTGGGTGAACAGCGCGTCCATGTCGAGCTGCCGTTCGTCGCGCTTCGCCAGGTCGGATCCGAAGTCGACGTGCCGAGCGAACCGCCGTCCACCCGGCGGGCGCCCGAGCGCGATCGGTGCCTCGAACACGACCTCAAGCTCGAGCGGCAGGTAGAAGATCCGGGGCTCGCCCGCGAACTCCTTGACCACGTCCTCGACGATCGACTGGCGCAGGGCGGGCTCGAGCTCGTCCAGGGATGCCACCTCGATCGGCTCCTTCTGGCGAACCACGCCCCAGACGTGCGCCGTGGAGAAGCCACCCGCGATCTCGTTGACGAGCGCCTGCTGCTTGCCGACCCGCGTCGTCCGGTTGCGCACCGAGAGCAGGCCCGCCGGCTCACCATCTGTCAGCCGTCGGATCATCTCGCGTGGATCGCGCACCTTGAGCGCAGGCAGTCGGCCGGTCGGCACCCCCTTGCGGAGCTTGAACGGCTCGGGCTTGACCAGGCGACGGATCGCCACGACCGCGCTCTCGGCCTTGCGCGCCTCGGAGCGCGCGTTGCGGACGTGCGCCTTGCAGGTGGGCACGAACGCTTTGCCGCCGTGGACGATGGTGGCGTGGTCCGCGGACGCACCACAGAACGCGCAGGCGTGGTCGCGGTCCAGGACGTCGCGCTTCATCGACTGGAAGAAACCGAAGAGGTGCAGGTGCGCCCCGTCGACCTTGGTCTTGCCGTTCTCGCGCTCGAGGGCGTGCAGGTGGATACCGACCTCGGGCGCACCGCTGGGGAGGAACTTCTGGGCCTTGTCCTCGTCGCCGAACCGCTCGATCTGCCGCAGCCGCTCCTCGGCCTCCTCGCGCGTCTCGAAGCACCCGAAGTTCCGGCCCGACTCCTCGCCGATCACGCAGTATTCACCGGCCGCGTTCTGCCGGATGAACTTGGACGCCGACACCGGCGCGGACGACTGCACCGTCGCCCGGGCTCGGGCGATGATGTCGTCCAGTCGCTTGGAGATGGGCTCTCGCATGGGTCGTCTCCCCCGGCTCAGTCTGCCCTGTTCGGGCGCCGACGTCAGGTGGTCGATCGCTCAGCCCCCGCCCGCGACCCGCACGCCCCAGCTCTTGTCGGCCGGCGGCGGGGTCCAGTCGTCGCCGTCGAGCTCGTGGCGGAGCGCCCGCGGAAGTGTGTCCACCGCCTTCTCGAACCCGTAGCTCAGGTCGCCACGGAGCCGGATGAACCAGTCGTAGCAGAGCAGGGTCCGGTCGCGGATGTCCGACGTGGTCGGGTTGAGCATCCGGGGGGTCACGAGCGACGCGCGCCGCAGGTCCTCCTTGAACGAGTCGCGCACGCAAATCGTGATCGCGATCGTGAGTCGTTGGAGGTTGCGCCCGTTGTTCGTGAACTCGCGCAGGACGCGCTTCTTGGTTTCGGTGTCCACGCTGGCCCCGTTCTATCGCGCAGGTGAACGCCAGTCCAGGCGCTCAGAGGTCGGGCACCGTGGTGCAGCGGCAGAGCCCGTGCGCCGGCGGCATCTCCGACCCGCCTGCGTTCTCCGGGCGCCGGAAGGTCTGGAAGCTCCCGCGCTCATCGACCCGACCCATCGCCGACTCGGTCACGCGCGCGACCCGCTCCCCGAGTTCACCGCCGCGTGGCTGGACGTGGATGTCGCCCCCCATGCGTCGGCCCTCGTCGTCGGTCGTACCGCCGACGACCCGGTACCAGGGGAAGAGGTTGATCGCCTCCTCGGGGTCGTCGATCTCGCGAGCGCGTTCGAACCGAGCGAGGTTGTCACCAACCGAGAACCGCTGCCCGTGGAGGAACCTACACACCTCGCAGGTGCGCTCGTCCAGGACCGCCTCCCAGATGTAGAACCCGGCACCCGCGTCCCGGTAGCTGAGCATCTGCCCATAGCTCCGCGCGCGGGAAACGGCCGAGCTCGAGACGACCCGGTAATACCACTCGCTCCGCCCCGACACCCGGCCTCGGAATGCGGTGCTGAGCCGCTGGGCGATCACCTCGTCGCCGACACCCTGGGTCGTGCCACGCGCGATGATGTCGCGAGCCATCGCGTCGAACTGGTCGCTCCGCCGGCCGAACTCGTCGGTGATGAAGACCATCGCGTCACCACCGAGCGCGCGCGCCGTGGCCGCCTCGGGTGCAAGGAAGGTCGTGCGCACCCCAGGCAGGTTCGCCAGCACGCGCGACTGACGGGCGACGTTCAGCGTCGCCGCCTCGAGCCGCCTGGTCATCGCGCGCCGGGTCGCACCGCTCGGCACGTTGGCGATCATCCCTCCGAGCCCCCCGAGCACCCGGTCGATCTGGGCGGCGTTCATGGTGGGCCAGTTCTGCGCGCCGATCCGGTCGAGTGCGCGCCGGGCGACGCGACGCTCGGCGGCACTGCTGTCGCCGAGGAGCCCGTTCCAGAGCTGCTCCACGAGGTCCGCGAACCCCGATCGGGTCAACGGGTTGTCCACCTTGAAGACGTCGATCCGGTCCTTGACGATCGGCCAGAGGTAGGCGTTGGCGCCCGTGCGGATCACGCCCTGGAGGATGAGCGCGGACCCGTCCCCCTTCGCCGCCAGGATGCGCGCGCGCTGCTCCACCTCTTCGGGCGTGCGTGCGCGCTCTAGGCGGCCCGTAGACGGGCTGAACGCCGCCAGCGCGAGGTGACCGCCGCCGCACGTGCTCCTCACGCCCTGGGCGGCTAGCACGGCGCGCGGGTCGGCCACGATGCGCCACGGTGGACCGACCACCGCCAGCTCGCTCTCCAGGGCGGTCCCGTCGCGGGGTAGCTCCACCGGCTACTCCGCGAGGATGTTGATGAGCAGGCTCGGATCGCCGTACGGGTCCTCGCGATCCTCGCGCTTCTCGGCCATGACGCGCTCCTTGGCCTCCGCGGGGCTGCCCTCGATCGTCGTGTAGTTCGCGTCCGCGTCCTCGAGCCCGCAGTCGCCTCGCGTGGCGTGGTCGTCGCAGAACGCGCGGAGGAGGTGCTGGCCCCAGTCCGGCGGGGACTGGAACTCGAACCCCTCGCGGCTGAACTCCTTCTGGAGCTCGTAGACCACGGTCGACGGGTTGGCGCACCCGGGCTGCATGCAGATCTCGCCGCTCGACAGGCGGTCGGCGATGTGGCTGAGGTGCCTCTCCATTTCCTCGTCGTGGACGCCCATCTCACCGACGGTCTTCACCAGCCACGGCAAGTGCGAGGCGGCGTCTTCCATCCGGTGGTAGGGCCGCTGATAGAGCAGCATGCCCTTGCAGTAGAGCCGCACGACGGAGCTGACGCGCCACTCGTCGCCACTGAGGTGAGACGACTTCCACCGCGGCACCACCTCGAGCTCGACCCGGTCGACGTACTCGAAGTCCCTGTGCTGCTTCCAGTGGACCCAGCCCTTGCCCTTACGCACCGCGACGACCCGCCGCGCGCCGTGCTGCGCGCGGAAGAGGGTCGCGACGTTGCTGTCCTCGGGGTCCACCACGATCACCCGTTCCGCACGCGCGCCAGGTTGCCGCCGGTCGCGCGCATTACGACGTCGGTCGCACCGCCAAGGGTGACCGTGGTCACCCGCACGGCGGCGTTGTGCCCATCGATCTCGACCTCGAACGCCTCACCGTCGTTGATCGTCTGCGAGCTCACGACCTCGAGCCAGCGGTAGCCGGCCGGGTTCGCCGGCTCCGGGACCTGGAGCAGGACATCGACCACGACGCTCGTGCCCGCCGTCTGCTCCGGAGTCGCGTCTCGGAACGTCGGGAACAGGCGGACGCTGTCCCACTCGCGTCCGTCGAGGATGTGGACGTCGGACGGATCCTCGTCGTCCGGGGTCCAGGTGCCGGCGTCCGACGCGGCCTTCGGGGGGCGGACGTCGGTGGCGGCGTCAGAACTGTAGAGCCGTCGCATGGCGCTTCTCCTTCACGAGCAGATCCTTGCCGATCCCGGCGAGGGCGGCGTCGTCGACGTTCTGGCGGGCTACCCGGGACGCCGCCTCCCGCATGGCCTCGGCTCGAGCGACGGCCTGGTTTGCCTCGCTGGTGAGCAACCGTAGACGAGCCGCGGCAGACGTGCCCGCGAGCTCTGCACCTTCGGCCTCCATTTCGTCGCGTCGCGTCGCCACGTCCTCTTCGAGCTCCGGGGCCGGGAAGCCGGCGAGCGTGAGCTGGAGCGGCTGCTGCGCCCAGCCGGCAGTGATGGGGTCGAAATCCATGCCCAGGATGTCACCGAAGATCCGGCGCACCTCGTTGGTCATGAGGATGCCCTGCTCGTGCGCCTTGAGGGTCAGTTCGGCGACGGTCTCCGGGTCGCGGGTCTTCGGACCGAGCGACCGGAACTTCCAGAGCGTGATGTCGATGCACGGGAGGATCTGCCGGTTGATCCACGAGTCGAACTCGGTGCGCTCGGGCTCGAACACCTGTTCGTCGGCGAACCGGATCGCGGCGTTGGCCGTCGCCCGGTTGAAGTCGCGGATGTCTCCGCGCATGAGCCGGGGCATACGGAACGACGAGCCCACCTTGTCGATGTTCCTCTCGTCGTAGTTCTGGAAGAGGGCGTCCCCCTTCTGCACGTCGCTGAGCCGTTCGAAAGTGAGCTTCGGGTGCTCCTGGGTCCCCATCGGATCGGAGTCGTCGTCCGCCTCGATGACGAGGATCTTGTGGAAGTTCTCGCGCCCCTTGATGTTGTCGCGGATGAACGTCTCGATGCGGTGGACCGACTCCTCCGCGAGACGCCCGCCGGACACCATGAGCGCCAGGGGTGGGATGCTCTTGTTGTCGAAGTAAGCGAAGTTGACCTCGTCGGCGGCACGCGAGCCCAGGACCGACAGCAGGTTCCCGATCCACCGGGGCACCCCGTACGCCTCGGCGGTCTTGTGGATCTTGAAGTGGATGATCTCGCTCGCGGGCGTCTCGCTCGACTTGTCCTTCTTGCGCTCGAACGTCTCCATGTCGGGGTAGGTCTTGCCGGTCTGCGCCGACACGACCCGCGGGTCCCCGAACTGCTTGAACCAGACCGTCTTCTGTCCGACGACCTGGACATAGCGGCGGAAGAACTTGGGCTGCTCGACCGACTCGAACCCGAGCGGCCCCACCTGCACCTTCTCGTCCACCATCGTTGGTCGGTCATCGATCGACGTCAGTCGTACGTGCGTCGGGCTCACCAACACGAAGCGGGCGACCTCGTTGCGCCCATTGCGCAGGACCTCCCAGAAGGCGTTGCCCGTGGACTCGAGGTCCTGCCTGGTCTGACGCCGGAGTTGAACGAACGAACCGGTCGGGGAGGCGAAGTCGAAGAAGCTCTGTGCGCGGATCTTCTGGAGCCGTGCCTGCCGACGAAGCCCCTCCACCTTGAGCGTGATCGTGTCGTCGTCAGGGTGGAGCTGGGCAGCGTCGACCGTGCCCGCCTCGTCGATCGTGGCAACCGCACGCTCGGCCCGCCTGATGCGCTCGATCCAAACCGCCTCCCGCACCTGCTCGAACGACTCGTCGGAGTCGAGGTCGATCCGGGGCTCGAGCCGAAAGCCCAGGCCGTCGATGTTGGTGACGTAAGCCTGGATGTTCTGCCCGAGGGAGCTCGAGTTCTCCCAGATGCGGAGCAGGGTCTTCGGGTCGTACGGTGGGTCGAGGACATCCTTCTGAGCAAGCAGGGTACGGAGCTGGTCCGAGTCCTCGTCGCGGACCGACTGCTGCGCGTGAACGTCCTCACCAATAAGGTGCGCCTTGTAGACGCGACGCGCCCGGTCGTCCCGGTCGTCTCCGCCCTGCTCGCTCATGCCGGTCACCCTATCACGCGCGCGCCCCGGACGGCAGGAGCCAGCCCGGGGCGCGCGATGGGTTGAAGAGGGGGGTCAGGCGGCGTCGATGTCGACCGCGAGGTCGAGCCGGTTCGCGATCTTCTGCTCGGCGCGCTGGTACGAGGTCGCGTGGACCTCGAGCTCGGGCCGTCCGACGACCTGAGCACGCACGAGACCGTCGACCTCACGGAAGGTGACGACGGCGGTGCACCCGGAACGGGTGATGACTTCCTTCGTGACCATGATGACCCCCTTTGCCTGGGTCGTTTGTAGGCGCACGCCAAGTCTGTTCACTGTCGGGATCGAATGCAAGCCACTTCGTTAGGGTGAACCGTAGCGATCGCGGACCCGCTCCACGTCCTGGTCGCTCAGGCGCGGAGGAAACGCACGGTCCGGGGTCGGCACCTGGCGCTCGCGCATGATGCTCGTCTGCGGCCGGTCGTGCGCCAGGCCGAGGCAGTGCCAGAGCTCGTGCTCGGCCACGAGCCACCAGAGCTCGACCGACCCCGTGTTTGCCGTGCGCGCCTGGCACTGCATCGAACCGTCGGGTCGACGGGTGTGGAAGGCGTCGCCCCCAGAACCTTCTCCGTCGACCCCCGTCGATCCACCGACCAGGACCGGCTCGCCGACCAGGACCATCACGTCCGCGTCGCGGTGGGTCGTGTACTCGAACAGCGCGACGCCCGCGCGATGGTTCATGCGCTCGAGCAAATCGGGGACTGCGTCCTGGTGATCGACGGGCGGGTGCGGGTTGCTGCTCACGGACCGGACGGTGATGGGCAACTCCCACTCGGGGAGCTCCGGGCACGGTTCCTCGTCGTCGTAGCCGTGCGAGTACCGCTCGACCGTGGACCCGGACCAGCACGCGCCCATCCAGCCGCGATCGTCGCTCGTGCCCATCGGGATGAAGACCGCGAGCATGACGGTCACGGTGACGAACAGCACCGCGATGACCACCGCTGTGACCTTCGTCCCCGTGCTCCACTTCTTCCAGTTCATGACGTCCTCCCCCTGAGCGGTGCCGTGTAGTCCCGCAGGACCCCAGCGTGGCACACGTCGGAGCAGGCGTGGAAGTCCCCGACCCAGCCGTCAAGGCGGATCGCCAACCACCCTTCGGTCAACACGACCACGAGCCCCGGGTCGTGCAGGACCTCGGTCCGTCCGCAGTGGTCGCAGGTCAAGATCGCCGCGCCACCCTTCGCGCCCGTGATGCTCACGGGGTGAGCGTACGACTACAGAACCGCGAGGTCCGGTGGAAGACCCGAGATCGTCGCAGGGCGGCCGGGTACCGAGTCGGGGACCGCACCCCAGACCCACTTCTCGACCTCGGGTACGCGAGAGCGCCTACTGTGCCCGTCGTACTCCCCGGCACAGTCGGGACCGCAGGTGGCCGGCATGGGGCCGCCGTGAAGGCGCATCCCGAGCAGGCACCCGGACGTCATGGTCACCCCGCAGTTCACGCACTTCATCGCCGACCCTTCCGGCGCGCCTCGAGCGCGATCGCGCCCGCCCGCGCACGCTCCTCGGCCTCCGCCATGTACTCCCTGAGCCGCTCGGTGACCTGCGTCTGACTGAGCCCCGCGCGCCATGCCAGGTAAGCCGTGCAGTAGCAGAGGACGTCGATGGCGGCGGCGGGGTCGGGTAGACGGTCGACGACGATGACGAGCACGTCGTCCGCGACGCGCCGAGCTCGGTCCTGGAGTTCTTGCGCTTCGGGGTCAGGCGGGGGCAACGTCGGATCGTCCATCGGTCCCCTCATCCTGCACTTCTGCGGGCACGCTGCAAGGACGGACTACTTGAACAACTGCTTGCCGCGGCTGACCGAACCGTCGGCTCGTGTGATCTCGAGCGCCTTGAGCCGGCGCTTGCCGTCGGTGTCGAACACGGTCACGACGCGCGCCGCCGGGTCCTGGCGCTGCTCCTCGCGGAAGGTCCAGCCCTTGGGGAGCGAAAGCTCGACCGTGTCCTCGTTGATCGGCACCAGCGCGATCCCCATGTCCTCGACCGCCTTGTCCCACCGATCCGGGTCGCCGTCCGCGAACCCACCCCAGGATCGGGGCACCTTCACCGTGCTCTTGCTCATCGTTCGTCCTCCGAGTTGTGGATCGCCCCAGGTTGGCCCGTATCGGCCGAGAGCGCGACCGGATGACGCCTGGGAGCGACACAGACGTTCACGGGTGCCACGGGCGCACCTGGCGCGAGCGGCAACGGGGTCCGGTCGGCGGCGGCGGGCTCGACCCAGCCAGTCCCGCCCAGGACCACGTCGAGCGCGTAGCGGACGATCTGGCTCTTGGGGATGCCGTGCTCCGCCGTCAGCACCGCGAGCGCGTCGTGCTGGTCCGGCCGGATGTACGTGCTGAGGAACTCCTTGCGCCGGCTCATGGTTCTCGCTTGGGTCGGAGCTCGGGCAGGACGTGCAGGAGCCACTTCACGCGGACCGGGTTCGCGATGCGCTCGGTCACGAGCTGTGCAAGGCGCTGCGGGTCGCGCATCGTCTCCAGTGCCGCCTCGAGCTCGTCCGCGCGGTCGCGCCCGCGTCGCTCCTCGCGGAAAACCACCGCCACCTCGCGCATGATCTCCAGCGCGGCAAGCGAGCGGAGCAGGTCGGTCCGCACGTCCTCGATCTCGTTGGCCGTGAAGTCGGGTGGGTCGGGTTCGGGTTGCGTCGCCGCCGCGCGCAGGTCGCGCACCCGCTCGAGCAGGAGCGGCCAGTTCGGCACCCCGACCGACCCGACGTCGCACCCGAGTTCTCGTGCGAGCTCGACCAGGTGTCGGTCGGCGTCGTCACTGGAGAGGCGGTTCTGGGCGCTGCGCAGCAGGTCGGGCAAGGCGTCGTCGGTCATCGGTGCTCCTTCGTGTAGGCGAGTCGATGAGCGTAGAGCAGGTGCAGTGCCATCGTCAGTCTTCGGCAGCACGGTCGCGCTCCCACTGGGCCCGGCGCGCGCGCTGGCGCTCGAGCGTGCGCTTCATGATCTGGATCTTCTTGGTCAGGTTCGCGCGCACCTCGGGGCGAGCGCGCGCGATGACCGCCACGTCGCCGCCGCGAAGGATCGTGCGGAAGAGCTGGTCCATCCACTCGATCTCCGCCGCGGTGAACGACTGCGACGCGGCGAGACGGGGTGCGCCACGATCAGCCATCGAACGTCTCCCGGTAGTCGACCTCGCGATCGTCAGCGAGCCAGCGCGGGATCGCCACGACGATCTCGGCGCCCTCCTCGTCGTGGTCGCTCGACGTCTCGTCGCGGAGCTGGCTCATCGGGAGCAGGACCTCCTCACCGTCGTCGGTGAGGACGATGATCGAGGCGTCCAGGACGCTTTCGACTCGGGCGTCGAAGTAGACGGTGTCACGGGTGCTCATCGCGTTCCTTTCGGTGGAGCGCCTCGCTGGCGCTGCTCGTGGTAGAGGTGGCAGCTTCCGCAATAGCGGTGCGCCACATCCTCGGGGTGGTAGGAGACGGTTCCGCAGACCCGGCACCCGATCGCCTCGCCGTCCTCGGTCGTGCGGATGTCGTAGGTCTTGCCGTCCATCGTCTCGAGGCGCGCCCAGTAGAGCGTCGCCCGGTCAGGGTCCTCGTACGGGTTGCCGGGATGTCCGCGCAGGAGCGCACGCAACGCGCCCTCTCCCTGGAGAACGAGGATTGCCCCCCACTGGAGCCCGACCGGGAGCGGGAGCATCGTGGGCGGCACCTGGGGCGACGACAGGTGCAGGAGCGCCTCGAGCCCCTCCCCGCGGAGCTGGCGGCGATCGGGCACCAGGACGTCGCCACCCGGCACCGCGCAGTCCCTCGGGTCGCTGATCACGCTGTAGCAGCGGCACGTCAACGGGCGCTGCTCGTAGACCGTGCAGGTGCCGTTCGGTGCGAGCATGGGGCAACGCTCGTGGCGCTGGACGTAGCTGAGCGTGTTCGTGTCCGGGTGCTCCATCACCTCCGCGAGCTGAGCGAGGCGCGGACCCTCCACGCGCAGGAACTCGTCGAGCCGGCCCTGGTCGCGCAGGTGCCGGATGATGCTCACCGCCTCCACGAACATCGCGGTCACCAGCAGGTAGCAGCAATGCGTGCAGCCCTTGGTGCAGCTCACGCTCTGTCCGTGCAGCTCCCCTTGTCGGTCCTGTCGCTCGATCGCCCGGTCGACCGCGTCGTAGAGCACGGGCAACGTCAACTTCACGAGCGCCTCCAGTCCGGCACGTCACCGTGCAGAATCTCGAGCGCACGCCGGCAGGCGGCCCATGCGTAGTAGACCGCGGGGTCGCAGACGAACGGGGTCGTGCAGAACATCGCCGGCTCCCACCCCTGCAACGCGGTCGTGTGATCGATGAACGCGCGCCACCCCTGCTCGTCGTACGGGGGACGCTGCCGCTTGAGCGCGCAGAAGATGTCGTCGTCCTCCGCGAGCTGCATCTCACGCTGACGGGCGTAGTCGCGTGCGAGGGCGGTGCGTGCCTCGTTGTCGTCGGCGCCTCGGAGCTCCTGGAGCCACGCCCGGTGATGCGTGGCCCAGCCGTCGGTCTGCCGCTGTACCGCCTGCACCAGATCGTCGAAGAGGTCGGTCACCTCCTCCAGGTCCGCGTTCGGCACGTCCGCGGCGAACTGGTCGAGCGCGCAGTAGACGTCGTCGTGCGGGGGACCCGAGCCGTCGTAGCAGTCGCGGAGCTCCTGGAGCCGCTCGTCGACGAGCTCCTCGAGCGCGCACTTCGCGCCGTGCTGGTCGTACTTCTTCCACGGCACGCGCGTGCCCATGCTCGCCTTCTGGTGGATGTAGTAGTCGACGTCGGTGGTGCCCCCGATCCAACGCAGGCGCGACTCCATGTCCCCGCCGCTGTACCCGAACGCGACGAGCGGGATGTCACCGTGAACGATCAGCCGCCCCGCCTCCGCAGCGATGATCTCGGCGAGGTACGTCGAGTCCCATCTGCGGTCCGGGTCGTCCCACCCGCTATCGTGCGTGCGCTGGAGCAGGATCGAGCGGTCGTCCTGCCTACGCACGATGTGCCCTGCGAACGCATCGGTCGCGAGCTTCTTCATCTGCTGGTCGTGCTTGTCCATCGTCCCTCCTGGTGCTGTGCGTCCAGACTGTATGGCGTGGACAGCGTGCGCCTGTCAACGGCTCACGGTGAACGTGGTTTGCCGCCGCGTCTAGAACGGCGGAGGAGGGTGGTGCAGCTCGTCCAGCTTGGCCCGCGCGAGCTCGATCACCCGCTCGCACTCCTCCGCCGACATCTCGCCGATGTGCGGGGCGTCGTACCCGAGCGCCGTGGCGAGCCACCCGTAGGCGTGACCGCGCTTCATGAGCGCGCCGTGCTCCTTCTTCCAGAGCCGGTCGAACCATCCGTGCGCCCGACGCCGCGCCGACTTCGTGCGCTGGTCCGCAGGCACGCCCAGGGGACGCCCGTCGGGGTGCGCGCCGTGGGTCCCGGGGCAACGGGTGTCGTGCCACGTCTCGCACCCGTAGAACAACCCGTGGCGCGACGCCTTGAGCACGAGGGCCGCGTCGCACCCGGGCTCGGGGCACCCCAGGTCTACTCGCCGTCCGGGCGCCTGGTCAGGTCGCGCTCGGGTGGCGCCGCGGTGTCCTCCGTTGCGACCGGCTCGGCCTCCGCGAGATCCTCGACACTGAGCCCGACGTTGCCTAGCTGCGCGTCCAGGAGCTTCGCCTGCGCGCGGTTGCCCGCCGCCGCGATCTGCGCCGGGGTCAGGTTGGCCACCTCGACCCCCTGCTCCTTCGCCAGCTCCGCCAGTTCCGCGGCGATCGCGTCCTCGAGTGTGTTGCTCATCCTGGTCCTCCTCCTCGCTCACAGCATGTGCCCCAGACCAACCTCGCGGACCGCGAGCATCATCTGGTGCAGCGCGTAGCCGCGCGTCCACTCGTGGTGCAGGTGGCGCAGCCCGATCGCAAGCGCCTCGTTCTCCCGGCCGCCCAGCCCGGGCCGCGTGGCGCTGGTCAACTCGTCACCCCAGAGCCGATGCATCTCCACCCGAAGCGCCACCCGGTCGATCTCCTTGACCGCGTCGGGCATCGGGTCGAGGAGCCCGAACTTGCGCGCGCAGACGTGCCAGAAGCGGTCTTCGATCACGCGGTAGCCGTCGAGCTCCGGGAGCTTCTTGAGCGGACCCAGCACGTCGCCGATCCAACCCTCGGGCATGTCGTGCAGGAGCACGGTCCGCAGGAGCGCCTCGGTCCCGTCGGTGCCTGCGCCGTCGCGCCACAGCTCCCGACCGATCCGGTAGCAGAGGACCGAGTGCTGCCCGACGCAGTAGTTCTCCTCGGTGTGGTTGCCGTAGCGAGGAAACCCGCACATCCCCCAGAGCGCGTCCGCCAGGTGGAGCTCGTCGGGACGCGGGTCGCTGAGGCACACCTGCTGGCGCGACCTGGTCCGCATGAATGCGCCTCGCTCGTTGCGAGCCCGCACGTGGTAGTCGACGGGGTCAGCCACGGGCGGCCACCCGGTCGAGCTCGGGCCATACGTGGTCCTCGCAGACGACGCACCAGCACCGCTCGAGGGGCCCCTCCTCCTGGAGCAGCTCCCCAGTACGGAGCTCGACCCAGGCGGTCGCGTGGAGGTCGTCCTGCCCGCAGTTCGGGCACACGAGCAGGCTCGGGGTCGACTTCGGCACGAAGTCGCGCGCCATCTTGCAGGCGTCGAGAATGGCGCGGGCAGGTTCCCTGCGACCGGCCAAGGCGTGCGCCTTGGCGATGCCGGCGAGGTAGTGCAGGACGTCGTTCGCGGTCCTCAGTTGCGGGTCGGGCATGGTCCTCCGGTGCTGGTCGGTGCCTCGGTATGGCGCGGCCCCGGCGTGAGTGTCAAGCGTCGGGCACCGTACAGCGTCCCAGGTGCGCGCCTAACGCGCCCCAGGTCCCGGATGGCCGTAGCCCCTGCCCCAGGTCCCGCAGGCGCGCAGGCGGCAACCTGGCGCGCCGTGGCGTACCCTTCGGCCATGCGTGCCGCACTCGTCGCCCTGGCGCTCCTGCTCTGCGGGTGCCCCCGACCGACCACCGGCCCCGTCGAACCCGACCCGTTCTGCACCAGCGACGAACAGTGCGACGACGCCTGCGTCGAGGGGGAGTGCCGCCAGTCCTGCACCACCGTGGAGCAGTGCCAGGCGCTCGGTCCTTATCGCTGGTGTGCCGGCGGGCTGTGCTGGGCGGAGCGTCCACCCGACCACCTGCTCCGGCGGTGCGACACGGACCCGCCCCTGCGGTCCTGCACCTGAACGCAACGAACCCCGCCGAGCAGGTGCCGGGCGGGGTTCCGGGGGGGGAGGCGCGCGCCGGTCAGGCGACGCGGCGGAGCGGGCGCTCCACGTCGGAGGGGGAGAGCGTGCGCTGGTCGCACGCGGCCCGGCGCCAGCGGCGCGCGAACGTCTTGGCCTCCGCGACCGTGCGGAAGCCCCGACCGCCGTCGATGGCTTCCCAGGGCTCGAAGGAGAGGGTCTTCGTGTCGACCCGGTAGTCGCCCCGGCGCCCGTCGATGCGGAACGCCACCCGGGTCGTCCGGGTACGGCCGACGAGGTCGGCGAAGGTGACCGCCGCGATGGCGGTGTAGATGCGGGTGTCGCGCTTGGTCCAGTTCATGAGGTTCTCCTTCGGTTGCGGGTTCGCGTGAGTGGTGATCAGAGCCAGGTGGAACCGGCGTTCGGGCCGACCAGGTCGAGCAGCTCGCGCTCGGCCTTCGCGAGCGCGCGACCCTGGTCCACCTTCTGCGCCGCCTGCTCGGTGATGTAGCGGACCGCGTCCTGCTGCTTGGCGGTGAGATCCGCGAGGTCGCGACCGGCACGGAGCGCCTTGCGAGCGAGGTAGCCGGCGAGCTTGCAGCGGTCGGCCGCCTTCTTGTCGACGTTCGCCCAGGCGCGGTCGAGCAGGACCGGGTCCGCCATGAGCGCCGCCGCCGCCTCGGGGCAGTGCGTGTCCGCGAGCTCCTCGAGCAGGCAGCGGCGGTTCCAACCGGTAGTGAGCTCCCCGGCCGCCCAGCCGACCCAGCGGGCGACCTCCTCGGTCACCTCCGCCTCGGGGTACTGCGAGAGCGCCTCCTCGGGGGTCAGCAGCTCGTCCTCGTCGTCCCAGTGCATCGCGTCGGCCATGAGCTATGTATCACCTCACGGCGCGACGCTGTCTCCCCCTTTCACCAAACTCTGTTCAGAAAGGTGGGCGATGTAGGTCTGGTGGAGCTCAGTCCCAGTGCTCGTCGAGATAGACCTGGACCGAGCACCCGGTCCGCCGGACGACGAGGACCTCCCACGGCTCCGCGTGCCTGAGCAGGCGGTCCGCTTCGCTCTCGATTCGGTGGAAGGCATACGCGAGCTCGGCGCTCGTGCAGGCGCGCCACCGCCGACGTGACTCGCGGTAGCCCTTGCGGAGCCAGCCGCGCACCCGGGTCAGGTACTCGTCGACCTCGCGGTGGTCCTGCTCGTACTCGTCGACGAGCACCGACCGGGCGTCGCGGAGTGCGTGCGCGATCCAGTCCTCCACCTGCTCCCCGAGCGCGCGCGTGCCGCCGGGCGCGTGCAGGCCCTCGAGCCCACCGAACTCGGTCGCAAGGCGCGCGAGGTCCGGCGCGACGTTCTCGCCGGGGTCGAAGTGGGACTGTGTGAACTGGTGCCAGTAGCCGCCCTCCCCCCGGACGTACAGCGCCGCCCCGAGCGCGAGGAGCTCGTCCTCGACCGACCCGTCGTCGTTCGCGCGATGCTCGAGCAGGTCGTGTGCGACCCCCATCCCGTGGAGCGGTTCGTAGGTCGACGGCGCGCCCTCGAGGAGCCAGCCGTCGCACCCCTGTTCGGGGTGTTCGGTCTTGCGGAATCGGTACTCCATCGCGTTCACATGCAGTCGTGACACGGTCGGTCGGCCGTGCAGACGTGGCCATCGACGGGACACCGGTACCCGCAGAAGTCGACCCCGCGTCGGGGGCGGTCGAGCGACTCGGTGGCGCAGATCGAGACCCCGTCGCCGGACCACACCACACGGGTGACCTTGGCCTCGCGGTAGACGCGGACCCTCTTCGCCGGACGGACCTCCGGCGGCGTTCCCTCCTTCTTCACGCCTTCTTCGCCCCCTTCTGCGTCGCCTTGATCCAGGCGTCGCGTGCGTTCGCTATCGCGAGAACGCGTTCGTTGAAAGGGAGATCTTCGGTGACCGTCGAGAGGATCTCGATCGCGACCTTCTCGACGTCCGCCTCAGCGTCCTGTAGGGCCTGCGCCAGGTTCCGCGCGCGCTCCTGCGCCACCTTCGCCTCGAGGAAGGGGAGAAGCGCCGCGGTGACGCGCTCGACGCCCTACAGGACGAGGTCGCGCGGGACGATCCGCTCCGCCTCGACGCTGACGGTCCAGAAGGCGTCCCCGTAGGAGTCGACGTCAAGGCGCGCGACGACCCGCTCGAGGTCGACCCCGAGCTTCTTGGCGACGAGGCGCTCCACCTCGTGGTCGTCGGTGCTGTCGAAGTCGTTGTCAAAGGTGAGGGTGAAGGTCTCGGTCTCGGCCACGTTCTTGTCCTCCGGTAACTGGGGCGTGTTGCTCAGTAACAGTAACCAAACCGGTCGCCCTTGTCCAGCTTTTTAGCGCTAGCTTTCGTGATTTGGTGCTGTTAGGGTCAGTCTTGTGCGACAGAACCTAACGTTTGGGGCTTGGCTGCGGGGCCGCCGCGCCGAGAAGGGACAGACCCAGGAGGAGGCGCGCGCCGAGGTCGGCGTCTCGAGGGCGAACTGGGCTCAGTGGGAAACTGAGGCACGGCTGCCGAAGAAGATCCGCGACCTGACGCGGCTTTCTGCGTGGGCAGAGAACGTCACGGCGACGCAGCTCTTCGAGTTGGTGATCGCGGACCTCGACCGCCAGCCGGGCGTCGGCGAGACGCCCGCCGCTTCGTAGTCGCCCGGTGCCGTGGCGGCAGATAGACGACGCCTTCGACGTCCACCCGAAGGTCGAGTCGGTAGACGTGCGTCGGTTCGGTGTGGATGTGAACGCTCATGTCTGGTCTCCAGTTGTGGTTCGCGTGATGGTCCACTCGGCCGCGGCACCGCCGCCGCCCGTGTAGCTCTGGCCAGGTTCGAGCGCGCGGATGGCGTCGACCTCCTCCGGGTCCAGGTCCTCGTTGACCGCGAGGAACTCCGCCAGGGTGAACGCGCCCTTCGGGTCGTCGGACAGCACGTAGCGGGCGGGCTCTCGCGGTTCGCGACATGCGTCGCCCTCGTTGCTCTCCCAGTCCACGGTCCCGCACTTCGAGCACCGGACGAACCGCTTGCCGGGGCCGTTGTAGAGCGTGCCGTTGCAGGTGGCGGTCATCGCTCGTCGTCCTTCCACGGGTTGCGGCGGTACTCCTCCTCGAGCACGTCGACCCCACGCTTGGCGAGCGCCTCGGCCACCTTGAGCCCGAGCTGCTGGTCGATGACCTTGCCGACGCACCCCGCACAGAACCGGGCGTGGTTCCGCCCGCAGTTCTCGCAGCGGTTCGGTGCGTCGCTCGCGAGCACGGGGGTCGCGAGGTTCGCGCAGGACTGGCACACCGTCTGGCGGAGCGACCCCGCGAGCGTGAGCCGGAGCACGATCTTGCCCTTGCGGAAGTTCGCGCCGCACGAGGGGCAGGCGCGGGTCTTCTTGCGGCGCGCCATCACGCACCTCCCCAGGGGGACGGCGCGAGCGACTCGCGCACGAGCCGGTCGAAGTCGGAGAGGTTGCGGGCGCCGCTGGCCTGGATGAACCGGTTGAGCTCCTCGGTGAGCTCGCGGATCCGGACGTTGAGCTGCGCGCGCGCGGCGTAGCACCCGGGGTTCGACACCCGGCACCGCTCGAGCTCCTCGCGGATCGCGAGCACCCGGCGCGCGCGACACGGGCTCGACAGGAACAGGGCGCGCGCGACGGCGTCGGCGTCCTTGCGGTCCTGCTCGCAGGCGCCCTTGCAGTCCCCGGTCCCGCAGACACGGTCGCAGCGATCCGCGGTGCGCTCGGTGAACCGAGAGCAGCTCGGGACGGTTCCGAGCCCGTGCGTCGCTTCGGGGTGGTTGCAGTTCTGGCAGGTGGTGAGGGTCATCGGTGGTCTCCTGGGGTTGCTGGTTCGCGTTGTTTACTGGGACCCGAGCCGGAGGCAGGCGCCGCCGTTCCACGTCCGAACGTGGAGCCCGTGTCGTCCATCCTGGATCGCCTCGGCGATCCGCTTCGCCTCGGCCAGGTTCGCGCCGAGGATCCGGTGGTTGCAGTCCTCCACCCGGACCCACCCGTCGCGCACGGTCGCGCACGATGGCAGGTTGATACCGAGCGACGCGAGCGCCGCCACCTGCACATCGACGGTCGACCATCGCGTGGTGACCGTCGACCGACCGACGGCGAAGCGCCCGTCCCGATGCGTGACCGAGCGCGACCTTGCATGCCTGGTCACCCGGACCATGCCGCTCGCGTGCTGGTAGACCTTCCGGTCCCAGACGTTGGTGACCTTGGTCCAGCCGGTCGGGTTGGTCGCGTCGCTCATGGGTCTGTTATCACCGTCCCCGTGGACCCTGTCAAGCGCCCTCGGCAAACTTTGTGCGCGAGCCGTGCTCAACGCCTGGGCGGCGCTGTAGCACCCGCGGGGTGCAGGACGGCCGGAGGTCCCGCCCGCGCACGGTCGGCGCGACAGGCGGGCACCTGCGCGACCTACGCGTCCCCCTCGTGCCAGGGTCCCCAGGTGCCCTCGCGGACGATGATCCGGGACGCCTCCTCGCGGGTGTACCGCCGGCACTCGGCGGGGTCGATCTGGCCGAGCCGGTAGTACGCGTCGCGGGGGACGGTCACGTCGACCGTCGGGTCGTGGACCATCGCGCCGACGTGCAGGACCACGAGGCCGGACGGGAGCTGCACGGGGAGCGGGCCGTCGTGCTCGAGCCAGGCGTGCCCGTACTTCCGGTGCGGGGGCACCTGGAGGGTCGGCCGCCCGTGGACCAGGAGCCACCCGTCCCACGCACGGTCGAACGGGTGCGTCACCAGGTTGCCGGCCTGCACGTAGCAGTCGCCGCCTGCCTCGAGCCCGTGCTCCGCGACCCAGCACCCGGGAGCGTGCTCCCCAGACGACGGGCGCCCGCACGCCTCGCAGGTGCCCTCACCCACGGGGCAGCTCCGCGACCGGCCCGAACGCCGCGACCCAGTGCTCCGCGTCCACCGACTCCGCGACCGCCCGGCGGAGCGCGTCGTGCTGGTCGGCGGGCACGCCGTAGAGCTTGGCCGCCATCTCGGTCGCGAGCTCGATGAGCTGCTCGGTGGTGCCGTCGCGCTCGGCGTGCGCCAGGGCGACCACGAGAGCGAGCTTGCGCTGGTCGAAGGTGGGGGCCGGGACCTGGCTCGGGGTCGGGGTCGGGGTCGGGGTGTTCACTTGCTCGCCTCCTTGACCAGCTCGCTCCACTCGGTCTGCGTGTAGTTCGCGCGATGACGCGCGCTGGCGATGGCGGCCCGGGGGTCGCCCTTGATCGCCTTGCGCAGGAGCGCGATGAGGCGGGCTCGGTCGTTGCTGTTCGCGTTGCTCATGTATTGTGTATCACATAGATCCCGCACGGTGTCTCCACACTTCGGTCAACTCGGTGAAGAAAAGTAGGCGAGTGACCTACACGTCCTCGGGCGCCGGGTGTGCGTGCGTCGCGGCGTACCAGACCGCCTGAGCCCACTGCTCCGGGGTGTAGGTCGCGGTGGTCCCACCCGGGAGGCCGAGCTGGTTCCGCGCCATCGCGACCGGGTCCATCGGCTCGGGCTCGACGGTCGGGCGCGCGTTGACCGAGACGATCTCCCAGTCCGCGTCGCCCGAGGCGTCCCCGTCCTCCGCGAGGGTGGCGTGCGAGTACAGCACCACGTCGACCGCCTGGGCGCGCGCCTGCGGTGCGTGAGCGCGCACCTGGACCACCGGGTCCTCCCCGGGCCGGCGCGGCTCGTAGGCGGCCGACAGGCGCACCCCAGGCTCGAGCGCGACCGAGCCCGACACGAAGCGGTCCGGGGGGACCGGCACCAGGACCACGCCGTCGCGATAGCCCGGCGCGCGATCGGCGAAGTGGTCCTGCACGAGCTGCACGAGCTCGCCCCAGGTGCCCTCGAAGTAGCTGAGCCCCGTGCCGCGCTGGTGCCGGCCCTGGGCGAACGGATGGATGTCGATCTGCATGGGTACTCCTTCGACGGCTCAAGCCCGCCGATCTGACGACCGACGGGCGAGCGCGCGTGGCTCGTGAGCACCTACCGGCTGAACCGTGCGGGCGTGCCGGGGACGAGCCGGATGAGCCCCGCCTTGACCATCTTCCGGGCGTAGCGGTTGGTCGCACACTCGCTCTTGCCGATGGCGGCGGCGAGCTCGGCGACCGTGAGCGCGCCGACCCCGGCCGAGTGCAGGTGGGTCACGACCAGGTCGGCGGTGGTGCCCTTGCGCTTCGCGGGGGCGGCGGCGCGCGCCGCGACCTTGACCGGCGCCGGGGTGGCGACCGTGTCCTCCTGGCGGCGCGGCACCCGGCGCGGGGTGCAGGCGGAGCGAGGCGCCCAGGCACGCGCGCTCGCAGGCGCCTCGACGCGCTCGACGATGCGCAGGTGACCGCGGCAGGAGCGGCAGGAGTACGCCTTGGGGTTGCGGCGCAGGCGGGCGGCGCGGGTCGAGCCGATGATGTACTCGCGGCAGTCGCACTCGGTCCGGACCTGACCGCGCTTGAGCCCCGTGCGGTCCACGGTGTGACAGCGCGCGCCGGTCCCGCCCGCGAGGCGCATGAGCAGCTTCCACTCCGCGCCGTGCGCGCTGGCCCGCGGGAAGAGGTGCGAGCAGACGATGTGGCACATCTCGTGGATGGCGGTCTCGGTGCGCTCCGCCTCGTCCGCCCGCGGCCACAGCGGCGCGCTGAAACGCACCCGGCGCATGCCGTAGCAGGCGTCGCCCATCCGCGCGGTGAACCCGTTGCGGAACTGCGCGGTCACCCGGTCGCGAAGGTCGTCGACCCGGACCCCGTCGCGCGTCGGGTGGATGGCACCGCGGTCCTGCGCCGCCTGGAGCAGCTCGACCGTCGTGCGCATCGTGCGGAGGATGCGGTCCAGCTCGGCGTCGAAGTCGAAGGTCTTGTCGGTGCGGTTGGTCATCGTGGCTCTCCCTGGTTGCCGTGTCGCGTATTGGTACCTTCCGACGTTTACGCCCGACGGTCAACTCCTTTCTGGGGTCACGTGAAACTTTCGTAGGCGAATGGAGTCGTGTCGACTACATCAGTCGCCGGGAGGGAGGGACGCGCCGAACAGGAACCCGAGCTCCCCGGCGGTGAGCACGACCTCGAGCGACGGGTGCCCGGGGACGACGCGCTCCTGCCCACGGATGTCGCGCCCGCGGGTCGGGGGCGGGTCGATGCGGACGGCGTAACGGCCGTCGGCGCGACGCTCGAGGGTGAGGCGCTCCCCGCGCGCACCCTCCCAGGTCGCGCCCGCCGCAGTGCTGGTGACCGCCATCAGCGCCGGCCCCAGCCGGTCGCGGGCTTGCGGATCTCGATGCTCACAGCGCACCTCCCAGACGGCGCTCGAGCGCCTCGGCCATCGCGTAGAACGCGCGCTCGGCGAACTCGGCCTGCGCGCGCGTCTCGCAGAACGAGTTCACCCCGTTCCAGTAGTCGAAGTCGGCGTCCTGCACGCACGCCAGGAGCAGCTCGACCAGGTGGCGCTCCGCGTCCATGTACGTCCGCCCGAAGGTCGGCGCGGTCGCCCCGAGCTCGTCTGCCTTCTCGGCGGCACCCAGCTCGTGGGTGAGGAACATGACGGCGCGATCGGTGAGGCCGCGCACCCGGACGACCTCGCGCGGGTCGCGGTCGGCGTCGAGCTTGGCCTGCACGGCATCGGCGTTGGCGGCGGCGCGCGCCCGAGCGTGCTCGTCGTAGGCGGTGGCCGCCTGCGCGCGCCAGTGGGCGGCGGCGGCGGTCAG